AAATCGTATGAGCCTTGATAAGACGCTGCCACTCGTGGAGCCCGAGTAGCTCTTGTCCTGCAGCCGTCAGGATATTGCGAAGTTGGATGAAAGCGGGGTCTGTACTCACGTAAGGATCCGACACAGCAGTGAGCCCCACTTCTGAGGCCGTGAGATTGATTAAGTCTCCTGCTGCGTCGTATCTGGCCATTATGCGGCCTTCGCGTCGGCTTTCTTGTCCAACTTCTTGACCAGATCATTGATCTGCGCCTGAAGGGCAGAGATCTGGCTGTCACGCTGGTCCAACTCTGTGCGAAGAGCGAGAAGCGGAGCAGCCTCTTTCGACGCCTGCAAGAAGTCCTTGGCGCGGGTCTTCAGACCCTGAATCGCAAGGAAGTTCTTGGCCGCCGAGTCTGGCATGTTCGCCAACTGCTCCACAGTGTAGCAGTTGAAGAATTCCAGCTCCTTGACCTGACCAATTGACATCCATGTGAGAACCTTGAGCGGAGTGCCTCCAGCATGGTCCTGACTCTTCTTGTTCAGGAACGCCTGATACTGGAACGGAAAGCGGTCAAAATCCCGCTGATACGCCTTCCGGTGGACGATGTCTCGTTCGCCGGGGACGTAGATTGTGATGTACGTGATTTCGTCGAAAATTGGACGCCCCTCCAGCACGGACTTGTCCGCATTTGGATGAGCAAACGGGCCGAATACTACCCGAAGACGAGCATCAGCACTAGGCTGACCTTGACCGCCTCCGGGAAGAAATCCAGCCGCCTGTGAAGTCTCAGCAATCGTCGCTTCGCCAATCATTGTCATTATCCTTATGTTGGATTGAAATCAACCGGAACTCCATTGTTCGTTGCCAGCAGAATGGCCGGGTTCGCAAGATCCGGACGAAGAGACAACACCTCAATAAGTCTGGCAAGTTTCAGAACATCTGCCTGCGTGATGCCGCCACCCAGAGCGAGAGAGACAGCACTCGGATTGTTGTTCATACGAACCACGATACGGGACAAAGAAGTCGCCATGAGAATCTCCTATCCTACGGATAATTGAGGGGTAGCGGTCATTGGATTTCCACTGGTGAAGACAACAGGATCAGATGACTCCACTCCAAGGTCCCCACCAATACCTCTACGGAGGCCTTCGTGGTAGACATCTGTAGTTAGCGCAGCTCCAGTCCCATACACCGCTCCAGAAGCATTCAGCCTGAAGCCCTTGCAGTAGATGGTTCCGGCAGGAGGACCAGCATCTACGGCAAGAGTTCCATCGTTCATGAAACCAAAACCTTGATTAATAAAGTCCGCAACCTGACCGATGCTAGAAGTTATTCTAACACGTCCTGCAGCGGTGAATAAGACTCCTGGTACTAGCATTTAGAATCCGGGGCCATTTCTGACCCCGGACCTCATCCTTACGCGATGCCCTGAGCAGTCATACGATTCATCTCAACCACGTTGTAGAAAATCACAGCGTTGTTGTACGTGATGGTCACGTTACCTGTCACAGCCGCAGCATTCGCAACGGTGACGATAATGAACCGACCCAGAGGGTCAATCTTCGAAACGATGGCAGCAGCACCGACGCCAGTACCCGACACGAAGCCACCGACAAAGAATCCAGCGGTGTTCGCCAGATTGATCTTCGTATCACCTGCCTGACCCGAACCGGCCGAAACGACCGTCTGGGTGGCTGGAGTGATGTTTCGTGCACTGAGAATCTGGACACCAGCTCCGCTTGCAGCCAGAACTCCCGCCGCGCCACGGCCGACCGCCGTATCCGCAGCAATTGTCGCACCACCCGTGACTGGAGTCCGTCCAGTCATGATGAACCAACCGTACTGACCTGTCGTCAGAGCGACGTTGCCCTGATAGACGTACAACGGGCGACCGAGAGTCGCCGTTACAGGCCACTCGGTCATGTTGTACTGGTAGACCTTGTTGGTCGCATCCCAGACTGGAGTGAGGACACAGCCCGCGTAGAGTTTGATGGCAGCACCCGCTCGCGCGAATACGAACTCACCAGGACCCCAGACCGGATCCTCCGCGGTGGCAATGAACCCCGCCGAAATCGGCAGGAGATACGGGGTCAACGTCGGAGGAACGGGGACTACTTCCTCAATGAGAGGATAGCCGATGTACCGTGAGTCAAATTTGTACGTCATGACACATCCCTCCTTAGTTGTTATCCCAACGGCCCTGGAACTGTGCGCCGGAGGTAGTGAGATTGCCCGCCCACGCGAGGATCTGGACTTCAGCGTCCTGATTGATCGCGTACCGTTTGTTCGGTGAGAGAGGGACCATGTTCCGCTGAGCGTGCGGCCGCCAGAAGATGTACTTCGTGTTCAGGAAGAACGCGACGCCACCGGGGCAGAAGCCTCCGATGCCACCGTCCAGAACCACGTCGGCATCCATGAACTTGATGGACGGGAACCCGAGGTTGGCAGAGTTCACATCCACGAACCGCTGAATGGCCTGAAGTGAGGCCATGTACAACGACCACGTGACGTTGTCCACCATGATCAGGTCCGGGCGGTCACGTCCACGTACCTGCTTGGCCCACTGAGCATTCCAGGAAGCCTGGATGGTCGCAGCAGTGATGCCAGTGGTATCCGTGAACTGGTTGCGCCAGAACGCCCACGTCGCCCGATCAATCGCTCCGTAGGTTCCGGTCGTGGGGTTGAGAGGGACTGCGGCACCGAGGCCAGTCACTTCTTTACCGCCAGAACCAGTTCCGTCAGCGTAGACGCCACCAGCCAACAGATTGGCGAGGGAGGCTTCGGCGACATCCATGCGACCATCGAGCATGTCGATGATCTTCTCTTTGCCAGCGTTCTGGAGCATTTCCAGTCCGCTGATGACGACGGGAACCGCCGCCTGTTTGATGCTGAACTGCGCGGCAGAGATGACATCCTGCGCAGCGACAGGGAGAATGTCGTATCCGCTGTAGTATCCAGCGTTGCCGTTTTCAGCGTACGAAATCTCCTCGAAAATGACCGAACCGCCATCAAACGTACGAATGTTTCCGCGCTGCTTCAATTTCATGAGCAGAGCATTGTTTTTCGTTACGTTGTCGGCGATTTCCCCGCTACGACTTTCGATAGTCGTAGCAACAACGTCTGAGACGTTCGGAAATGCCATGATACCTCCAAGTTAAAGTTCTGTTCTTACGACAGCTTCGTAACTTGGGGATCTCGTCCCGTGGGATGGGAGATCCTAGCTCTCAGCTCACGGGACGAAGCATACTACCAAATTCCAGAGATTGCAAGCACTATTTTACTGATCTTGCGCGTTCATCGCCTCCCGAATCACATCGCGGCGGGAACTACCTCCTCCCTTTGCTCCAGCGTTGCCACCAGACGGGCTCCCACTGATCGTAGAGGCTGCCCTACGCGCGCGCGATACATTATTCGAATTCGCGCGGCCAGCAGCCGTTCTCTGCTGAACAATAGCCTCAATATCGGGGTTCTGGCGGACTGCCATCATGTACGCCTGCTGAATGGTGACTTTTTGGCCCCTCGCAGCCTTCATCTCCATGATATCAGCCATTTCGTCGCGTAAATCTTCCGCAAACTCGTTTTTCGGGTCTGCCAGGAAGTCTTCCACGGTGTTCACGGCATTTTGCTGAAGTTGCTGATCCCTTTCAGCCACGGTAGACTGGATGTTCCCCATAAAGTCGTAAATTGGCTTCAAAGCCTGCGCGAATGCTGGAGGAAGAGTGTTCGGGTCCTGTTCTTGTCTGCGTTCTCCGCCTTGGCCGCCGACGCCAAGGATTTTAGACAATTCGTCGTCCAATTCCTTGACGTCAACATTGAAATTGCGACAAATCTGGGCTACCACGTTCGCTTTCTGCCTGGAACTTCCAACTGTCAGGCTGGCAGACGTCTGCATGAGGTTTTGAATCGCCTGGAGAGGCGTAGAATTCTGTGCTCGGATGAGATGCGAGTACGGGGCGATTACATTCGCAAAATCTTCGGCCCAACGGCGAACAGTCGCTGTTTTGGATAGAGTTTGCTGGACTTCCAGCTCCCGGCGCTGAATTGCTTGCTGAGCTTCCTTCGGAATCTTCGCCCAATGCTCCCTTTCTGCCGGTTTCCAGGAGTTTGGAGCCTTTATATCCGAAGCTGTTTTATCCTTATCTCCAGCTTTGGCGTCTTTCTCTCCCGACTTGCCCTTATCATCCTTAGCGGCTGCGATGCGCTCTTTCTTATAAGGATCTTTCTCTCCTGCCTTCTGTTCTTTGTCATCGGCCAGCTTGGCTTTCGAGTCTTCTTCACCGGTTGTGCTATCTTTATCCGGGGCGGCTTCTCTATCTCCTTGATCACCTCCCGAAGTATCTTCAGAAACTCCGGACCCACCCAAATCAGACCCGGTATCTTGGAGTTCACCAGTGTTTTCCTCATCGGCCTCAATGGCCTCGGATAGGATTTCGCGTCGTGTTTTCTCGGCCATGACTATTTTCCTTTACTCGGCCTTTCTAGGGCCCGTTTGATGTGTTCAATTCGTCGCTGCTTATCAAATCCAGCACCGGGGGTGAAAACTTTCGCTCGTTCCTTCGCTTTTGTCTTCCATTCTTCCTTGTAGTCCGCTGGATTTGTCACGTTGTGTCTTTTGTTGTGCTGACGAAGAGCAGAACGGCCAGTGATGACGGATCCATCCACGGGCGACTTGAAAGGTTCAATATCGCCCATGATAAGGAGGCCGCTGCCGCGATTCCGCTCAACTGTTACCTCCTCCATTTCCTTTGTTGTCGGATTGTAGACGTACCTCCGCCTCATGTTCTCTCTCCGCCGTATTGAAAGTGAATTGATCTTGCTGTTCAGCCCTCTTGGCTTCCACCTCTACAGCGAGTTCCTGCTTCTTCATGCCGAATTCCATCATCATTTGCTTCAGTTCCAACTGGAACCTCTGCTGGTCCTGCTGGATTTCAGCCCGCATCTTGGTCAATTCCATCTGGAACTGCTGTTGCTGAGCTGCCATCTCCTGCTGAGCCTTCATCTGGCTCTGCTGCATCTTAGCTGCGTGCTCTTCCCGAGCCATCTGCATCTCGCCTTGTAGCTTCTGCATCTCAGCCTGCTGCTTCGCTTGCATCGCCTGCATCTCAGCCTGAGCCTTCATCTGCTCAGGATCTGGCTTGTTGTCTGGCTGTTCGGAGATCTTCTGGTATAGGGCGATGGCCTTGTCCAAAACACCCTCAATCTCATTGCTACCCTTGAACCCGGCGAGGCCCCACTTGAGGAGCTCAAGCAGAATTGGGGTGATTTTCTTATCCAGTTGGACCAGCGGGGCCGCAGACTGCATGAACATTGAGAGAGCGTTGATGTACTCAGTACGATCAGCCTTCAGCTTCGCATAGTCAGCGAGCGCAAGACTCTCCGGGCGAATGGTGATGCGCCACTTGATTCTCTTCTTGTCCTTAATCAGCGCAATTGCTCGGTCTACAAGCATCTCATCCTTACCGTCTTCGGTAAACATGATGTTCGACTGCTCTTTGATGCAGTACGGCTCGTAGAAATTCTGTATAATCTGGACCTTCAAGCTCTGTAGTTCGCTGGCGAAACGCGCGAAGTCGTCCTGTAGGGCCTGAACACGGATGCTGGCGAACTCAACCTTAGCCTTTGACGTCGCTGCTGCTTCGTATGGCTGGGAAGCTCCCCGCATGATATCACTCATACCAGTGATTTGGTAGAGTTGCTGGATCTTCTCACCCTGCTTTGAGGTGAGGATCTCAATTGTCCTGGCGACGGTCTCAATTGGCATCCAGTCTACGACTCCCTTTGCGCCTCCTTTCTCGGCGTACATCGCCCAGTTATCAACAGGAATAAGGTCGTTTTCCACTCCCTCTTGCATGGCACGCTTGATTCCAGCGTTGTTCTTATCATAAAAGCCGATGGATTTGCACGCATCCGTGAGGATCGAGATGCGAGTCTGTAATTTGTCGATTTCGTTGTACAGGTCCTGCGCGAGGACGTAGTCAGAACGAGGAATGTACTTCGTCGTAGTGACATTTGCAATCATTGGAGGTGGATCAGGCCAAAAGCCCTCTAATTCCAGTGGGTCGTCCATTGAATCAAGGATTTTATCGTAGCCCTTTACGAACCAGAACACTTTGGTCCGTGTTTTATCCCAGATTTCCCACACCTCGGTCTGTGGCTCTACCGAATCCTCCTTCTTGCTGTCCCTCCCTGGAACTTTTGACGTCTTTGGCAGATTCTTCGCAACCTCATCGCCGAACCTCTTGCAAAGTTCGTCGTAGTTCATAAACGAGCGATACGCCTTCCACCGAAGCTCCCCATACGTGCGCGCGGGCGACCATAGTTGGTCGGTCCAGTGAGTGTAAATCGTATCCACCCACTCATCCGTCACCTTCTCATCTTCGTACCCCTCGGCCATTTCCTCCCCCGTTACGGGGTCCAGGATCGGGGGAACATCCGTGATCTCGCTCTTGTAGTCGTACTTCACTCGAGCAGAGCCTAGGCCGGGGAGGAGGCGGTCCTGGAGACATGAGCGGAGGACCGAAGCGTAGTCCTCTCCAGCCGCTTGGATGTCCTGGTTGAGTATACGCGAGAGGATGAGGGCTGCGACACGCGCCTCGTCATCATTCGCGTCTGCGAAAGTCCTATCTACCTCCACTTTGGGTAGACGTCCGTATAGCATGGACTGGAGCTGGATGGTATTGGAGTGGAAAAGGTTGAGATTTGACTGGAGATCCCCTACCGTCTCAATCTCTCCCCGCTTATCGTCCAAAAAGCGGTGGATTACCTTCTTTCCCTGCTTCAGCCACTTGTCCAGTTCTCGCTCTGCGATAACGAATTCAGCTGACCAGCGAGAGGCCCATCCAGCTTCCGTATCCGGGAACTGCTCGTTGGGATTTTTCCTCTCTCCCTTGGACTTAGCCTTGGACCCGTATGTTGAAGTCTCGTTCATACTCTGCCCCTGTTCATGCGTAGCACTCGTTCGCGATGCTCGAACAAGGGCTCAAGTTGAATTTCTGGTAGTTTCACTTTGTGCTCGTTCTCTTTAGCCTCTATCTCGGCTAGAGTCACTATTCCTTTCGCCATGATCGCGAAGCCCCGGAAGGCGTCGCTTCCGTTCGATGACCAGTCATGGTGAGGGTGCTCTTGGAACACCTTCCTATCCTCGTCCCATGCTCTCTTGTATGCCCGGAGGGCCTCAACCCCATCTGTGGTGGAGGAGGCGAAGTAGCAGTCAGATAGGATCTTCCTAGTCGCTTGAATACCGTCTTGAATCGCGAGCTTGGGAATAATACGTACAATGGGATCGACGGAAGTGCGATCAAAGCGCTGGATATCTTCCAACTGCTCGAGAAACATCTGGATAGTGGAGCGCCCAGTCTGGAGGGTGCGAGCTCTAATGTCATGCGGAGCCCAAATGGTCCCGTAACGATATGGCTTCGCATACAGTAGATCGGAATAGTACTCCAGCTTCTTTCCACTTGCTTCGTCATAGTCTATCAGGGCGTACCCGTCGGGACGACGTTGACTAAACCAGAGAGCGGTAGAATCTGATATGCCGAGATCACTCCATACGTCGACGGGGAATTCAGGGTCATAAGCTGCCCGGTCGTTATAGATCTGACCGCGAGTCTCAAGGCTGGCGATGATTGACGCGTAGTATGTTCCCTTGACAGCCGCGTTTGGATTGCATTCAAACTCCTGCTGGTACTCTTCATCATCTTGCTCCATCTTTTGGAGTTGCAGTTCTTCATCTGATAGGATCCCGGATTGGCTGGCCTTTAGAAGGAAAGAATACCAGTTCTTTCTAAAATATTCAGCGTCCTCTGTGGGGAGTAAGTCCTTCCCCTCGGCTCTTCTATGAACTTTATAGAAGTGATTCTTCCCTTTGAATGTCCCAATAAAAACAGCCCATCCTTTCCGGTCAGCGAGCGTTGGAAGTAGAACCTTGCCCCAGACCGAAGGGGACATATCCCCATACTCGTCAAGAACGATTCCATCAAAATACTGGCCTCGGAAGGAGTCAGGATTATCGGCACCGTAGACGCAGATCTCAGCTCCATTGTGTTTAAGTCGTACGTATAGTTCCGATTCCGATACTTTGTCGCATAGACCCTGAGTGTACTCTTTGAGGTACTCCCAAGCGATCTTCTTCGCTTGCTTGAGTTGGGGGCCGATGTAGCCATAGCGAGGTCTCTTCTTCTTGCTGTAGATTGCTCTGGCGATGAGTTCGTTTATGGAGGCGACTGTCTTCCCCGCACGGCGATGACAGACCATGCAGCTGAACCGCTGGGAACGAGAATGGAACGGAAGGAATTGACGACGAGCAACGTAGGGTACTACGATCTCCCCTTCCGGTGAGGGCTCTATCCGACTCACTCTTCATCCTCTCCATCCTCGTCCTCGAACCCGAGATCAAGATCAGCCTCGGAGACGACCACGGGGTCGGAGGGCTCCACTGGCGGGAGCGCATCCTCCTCATCCACCCATACCATCTTCCTCCCGGCGTGCTCCTCCATCACTTGGAGACGACCCGGTGAGCGTTCCCTCACTCCCTCCACTCCGTAGATCTCTATCAGCTCCGCTTTGGATCTCATGATACTCTCCATCTAATGGGGAAGGAGGAAGGGCTGGCCGAATGATGCACTGGATCTTACCGTCGATAGAGGCCTGGATCTGTTGGGGGAGCGTCTTCCCGTAGAGCTTGTAGAAGTCGTCTGGGTTCTCATCAGCCCACACGGCGAGCCGGGGGACTCCACCAATTAGATCAAAGGTCTCATCCATTGCGTTTAGGAGCTTTTGCTTCCGTGGCGCTGGAGGGAGGGAACGAGCGATTTGGCGAGTGGAACGCGAAACATCGGAGAGTAGGACGTCTACCCCCTGATACTTGACCAGGACGTCAGGTTCCTTCGTATCTTGTGGAATGAGATCCATGGAGGAGAAGCATACAGGATAAAAAGCGAGAATGCAATAGCTCTACACCCAATCCTCGCACTTCTTCGAAAGCGAACCTCGCACGTAGCTAGAAAGTCCTGAAAATACGAACGTGAGTCGGGTGATTGTTTTTGTGAATTTTATTTTAAGAATCCCCGGGGGGAGTCATTTTACATATGGAGTCGGGCGTTATGACAGAGATGCATTATGTTACATCCATATTATGTTACATCTTTATTATGTAATTGATGCAGTGCGTCACAGACGCGCGCAAAAGGGCCGGACCCCTAAGGGCCCGGCCCGATTACCTTAGGGGTTTAGACTAAGGTGACCCACCCCCGGCGTACCAGACCGCGCAGGTAGCCGACCGCGCTATGCGGATTGCCGTTGTGCTTGGACCGCGCCGTATACAGCGACGGCGGATTTGCCGTGCCAGCGGCCAAAAATTCGGCGACCGGCTTGCCATTGTACTGGAGGGCCAGAGCGTACCACGCGGCACGCGCGCCCCGGGACACAATGCCCGGCTTGACACTAAGGGTTTGCACTACGGGCGCGCTGGCAGTAACCGGCGTGACCTTAGGGGCAACCACTACAGGTTCGGCGGCGGCAGGGGCAGCAATGGACTTTGTGGCTTTGGACATACAACACCTAGATTTTTGTAACGCCAGCATAAGCGCTGGCCTACTAGTACATGCAACCCCCGTGCCAACCCAAACAGGCCAGCCAGACGCCTCCCTTGCCAATTTCTATTATGTTACCTGACGCTCTTGGGCACATTGTGTCGTCCTTGGACACATTGTGCCAATTTTTGACACTTACCATAATGCGGAGCGTTATGTTAAGATATAAGAGCTCTTTAACATAATAAAGACGTGGCACGGCTTTTGCATGGCAATATCTGTGCCAGATTACATAATACGGATGGCACGGTTATTGCATAGCAATCTTTATGCCATCTTACATAATAAAGATGTGGCACAGCTTTTGCATATGCAAGGACCGTGCCATCTATATTATGACAGGAGTTTAACATAATGCAGCTCCGTATTATGTTATCTGTGTATTATGTTAACTTCTGTTATGTTATCCGGAGCCTCTCGAGCTGGGATTTGGACGTAAGATTAGACATCGACAAATGAAATGGATGGGAGAATGGGCAGGGGATTGCTAGTCCACGTCCCGAAACACCCATTCAAAGGCCATCAACTACCGTTCAAATGGCTATCAAAAGCCTATCTGAGGGGAGGGTAACACAGGTAACCGGGGTAACGGGAATACCAAAGGTTTTTTACGGTCAGCTTTTAGAATTTTCTTTTTTACTATACACACAAGAAATAGTGTTACTCCTGTTACTCCTATTACCCTCCTGTAAAAACAACAACTTGAGCCATTGCTCTCCCTGTTGTGGACTGTTACCATATGTTACCCTTCATACCTGGAGCTACCCATGCCTCTTATGACTCTTCGTGAAATAGCCATCGCCAATGGTGTTGAATCCCAATTCGGTTCCTATCGCTTTCGTAAATCCCTTGCTGACGAACTTATATCCCGTGGAATGATAGTCCGTAGAATCAAAATCCCAGGTAAAGACCTGGGATTTGGACGGTACTACTATGGATTTCCTGCCGAATTCGAGCCGTACCTCGTAGATATGAAGTCTATTGTCATCCCTCCCGATCAAGGAACCAGCGAATGAACTCGTCTATCTCCTTCGCTCCCCTCCCTTTGTCGAGCTCAAGGGTCGCGCTACGGACGGCGCGGGCTTTGGCGAGTAGCGACATTCTCTCCCCCCATTGCTCGCTTGCAATCTGGAGGACACTTTTGTCCAATGGACAGTCCATCCCAAGGTATTCTTTCCTATCTGGCTCCCCTCCCATGTCAGCAATGATGAAGCAGCAGCAATCAATGAGAGGGTAGAAGCGATTAAGTCCGACCATATCTTACTCCTTGTTATCCCAATTCGAGCAGGACGCGTATAGGAACACGGCTATCCAGAACCAAATCATGACAGTTGCTCCGTCTTTTCGAATTCAAAGCGGTAGAGGGTCACTTCATCTCCCTTCCGATAGAGCCTACCATCCTCCAGGACTTCGCAGTCGTAGGTGACCGAGTCCATGTCGTCCCCTATCTCCCTTATCACAAGGAGCAGTCCTTTCAAGTGCCCCTCTTTTCCTAGAATTCTATCTCCGACTTTCATTCTACTCTCCTCCCCCGTTGACCCTGTGGTCCCACTCAAGGTCTCCCTCCTCTTCCATGGGGAGTGGGGGCTGACCGACGATCACTTCACAGTGCTGACACTGGTTGACTCCACCGTCAATAGCCGTGCTCCCACAGCGCACCTTGACCTCCCTTTGATTCCATCCTCTTGGGACCCAGATCGTGAACGTAGCTCCGCAACCGTACTTAGACATGGCTGTACTCTCCCTCGCTGTAGAACAGGAGGGTTCCATGGACGTAGCCGCCATCCCTCCGCTCTGTTGTTTCGTTGTACCAACGGCAGATCTCCTCGACTCCAATGTTAGGGGCGAAGTTGAAGTACCACTCGTCCCTCCATTTGTCGGGCTGCTTGATCGGGAACACGGACAGGCCCCGCTCAGCCCCGTAGAAGATCACATCATCGAACGTCTTGGCTTTTATCACGCCCCGCATGTTTCAATCTCCTGTCCTAAGAGTTCTACAGCTTTTCTTTCATCTTTGGTGAGCTGGTCCAGATCCATGTGACGGGAAAGGGTCGTGAACCGATTGTACCCCTTCATATCAGGGGGAGGAACCTCGAACGGGTGCTCAACGAAGCGGAAGCCGGGGTGCCTCTTATCCGAAGATCTGAACAGCGTTATCACATAACCTCCCAGCCCTGGAGGGCGCGCTTGTCTTTGAACATATAGCAGGCGAGTTCAAGGCAGATCTCGCTGGCCTTGGACTGGAGGACGGGGACATGAATCACCAGTTCGGGCTTGCCCACTTCCTCCCCGAGGGTGGACCATGCCTCCACGAACACACAGTAGATGTTCACTTCTTTGGTCACACAGACTCTCCAGCGGTTGTGGTTCGCCTTGTGCCAGAGTTCACGTTCATAGATTACGTTGTTCATTATTCCAACTCCCTAAAGAGAAATGCGCCATCGTTGTCAGCCATTGCGAGATTCATGAGAAGCACTGACATCCCTGTCATAAACGCATGAAGACGAGTGGGGTCCTTGGTGACAGTTTCAGTGTACAGCACGACTCCTTCAGCTGCGATGTCAAGGGCTTCGTCAGGAACCTTAACACCGATGACTCGATTCATGTTAATGTCGAAGTCATCCTTGAACCATCGGATTGCCTGTTCGTGTGTCATTTCTGTAACCCCGACAAAGTGTCTTTGGTGGTGGGCTTGCAGATGTGCTGGTGAAGGCGACCGGCCGACATTTTCTTTCCGCACTCCGGGCAGTAGCAGCGGACGCGGTGGGTGGAACTCTTAACCCGGACTCCACTGCGGAAGGCAGGAACAAACGGTTCCACCCACACCATGATATCCTGGACCATGCGAATCGGCATACCTTCGGAGGGGAGCTTTTTGACCCCAAGCTGCTTGAGCATCCAGGAGCTATGGGCATTCCGGCCATGTTCGTTTACGAACTTCATGACTTCACCGCCGCCAGTTTGTCGGCCATCTCTTCCAGCTGGTCGAGCTGGGCCTGGAAGTTGGCGGCGAAGTACGTGAGTTCCATGTCGTCAGGGAACTCCCCGGCCTTAAGGGCGAAGACAGAGTAAGCCGTGGGGAAGCGGTGGATTACGCTGACCTGACCAGCACCCCCGAGCTTGCGGGAGAAGTCCTTTGCCTTGTTGATGCTGGGGAAGGTGATGTAACCTTCGCGGAAAACGTGTGTGTTCTTTAAGCGTAGAGATTTCATTTAAGTTACCTCGGTTAGATTTCCAGTGCGGTGTAAGCCCGCACCTATATGATGCAGCTCTAGGTTTTCAAATGCAAGCTCTTTTTGCTCAGTCTCAAACCTTATTATATACGCGCTGGCGCGCTAGCTCGTAGACACTTGATAATAACGTCCATAGACGCCTGGGACGGGAGATCCCTGACTACTCTTTTGTTCGCATCCTAGCTTATGTAAGACCGCTGCAACTTCACGAATAGCGAACGAATTAGAAAGATCACGTTCTCTATTAATCCCCATTAGAAGCTGAGTCATAGTGAAGTACAGGAATCCATCCTTCACATTCGTTCCACTCTTGTTCGTCTTCTGCATCTCTATCCAATTGATTATCTGATCCTCTATGGGATTTGGCACCACAAATCGTTCAGCCTGCTCACTTGCTCCGGCGAGCTCAAAGTAATCGCATCCCTGAACGTAGCGAGCCCACGACTCTGCCCAAAGATGGTCTCGTTCAGCATCAAGCCCTCCGAAGTCCAACTTTCTACCAGCTTCCAATACAGCGTATCTACGATATCCCGATGGGTCGTGTTGTAGAAACTCATGGCGATTGCCAGAGCCATAGAGTGTAAAGCGACGTGGAAAGACTTCAACGCTTGGTCCATAGGGAGGTCGGAATGCATCTTCGCACCTCGATATCATTGCCTTTAAGAATGTAGTCTCTTTCTTACCGAAGTTGTCCAGCTCGTCGAACCCGACACAAAGAGATGAATGAAGGAGCATATGGAAGTCCTTATCCGAGTGCTCGCCGTAGAGTACCAGATTGTTCTCTTTGAATAGAATCGATGGCATTGAAGTCTTCCCAGTCCCTTGGGGGCCTGTCACAATGAGCATCCAATCTACCTTCGTACCCGGCTTGTCCATGCGAGCACAAGAGGCTATCATCCACTTGGACATCGCCTCCCGGTTGAACTCAGTATCCTTAACTCCCCAGTGACGTATCGCCCAAGTGTCAAGTCTTGGTTCCCCGTCCCAAGATAGTCCCTTGATGTACTCGAGCATTGGGCTCCTTGCGTTCCGTTTGCATAGAGCTTGGATGCAAGAGTAGATGGTCTTGTGTCCGACCTTGTCAAAGCCGAGATTATGCTGGAAGTAATTGGCGATATCCATCTCAGTTAGATCAGGCTGAGCAGCATTGTCGCCGATCATAACTCTGTTATTGTCCAAGTTGCGCCAGACTTTGGGGAAGGCAGAGTGCTCCTCCATGAGTCGCATGATGTTGGACGTATGCTGGTGAACTATCGGGCGATCCTTTGCATCGACGCGGAAAGCAAGATTGAACCTCTTAATGAGACTATTAGGACTCTGGACGAGGTCCTTTGAAGCAATGCGTGGCAGAGCCCCAAACAGTTCCAACGCATCCTTTCCCCACGATACGATGAGATCGTCAATTTTTCCCTGCGGGTTTGCGATCTCAACTGCAAGTCCCTCTGTTTCGGCGGCTGCTGCAAAAGTTCCATAAGCATTGCAGATATCGTATCTAAATACATCCGCATCTGGGATGATAAGTAGTTTTTGGATTCCACGCTGTTGGAATAGTCTTTTAATCCACGGGTGGATAGCTCCAGATCCACCCGGATCCCGCCACATTTGACAACCGCCGATACCGAACGCGGGTAGACCGAGATACTTAAGGACCGAGACTGTCTTTTTCTCCCCTTCGCAGCAGACGAATACGTCT